GTAAAACCATTAGCAACACATGTGGCATTACCTTTATGATTATGATCGATTAGCTTACCTTCATTACTACGAAAAGCATCATCGGTTTCAGATGTGATTTCAGTACCTTTCGAACCTTTACCATTAGCAACAGATTTAGTTACTCCTTCATCTGTTGTTTCGTCTGTTTCGTCATTTTTGGATTCTGTATCACTCTGTCCCTCAGGCTGTACTGAGTCTCCAGCACTTTGATTGTCTTCTTCTTTTGAAGTCTCTCCTGATTCCATAGCTTGAGATCCACTCTCTTGACTATCATCCATATCTGAATTTTCAGAAGAATTCGGTTCACCTTGTTCAGCAGTTGGGTCCATAGTTTCATTTATATTTGCTTCCATTTTATTATCGATATTAGGTATGGAAGGAGACTGGATTGTATTGTCTTTAGCCCATTCATATAGCTTACGACATACATCCAAAACATCTTGCCAAGTCTCAACGGCAAAAGCCTCATCAACCAAAGGCTGCTCGTCAGCAGAAAACTGAACTTGAATAAGATCTCGAAGCTTAGCCTTAAGGTTAATACGGTCAATAAGATTTACATATTGAGGTGAGATTGCAGGATACTTTGATGCACCAAAAAAGTCATCTTCGTCTAGTTTCTTGTAACCACGCTTAAATGATGCTACAAGGCCAGGATACTTACGCTGAATAAGTTTTTCAATACGAATGTCTTCAACAACATTTACGAAGCTACGTGGGATTCCAGGGATTTCAACGTCGGCGTCATGCCAACCTTCCGGTGGAGTGAAGAGGGCATGCCCAACTTCATGTCCTACTAAGAGGTCATATACATTCTCTAACTGGGTCCATAACGGTAAACCAAGTACTCGTTTTTCAACATCAAAGAAGGCAGTTTGAAAATTGCCATGAATAACTTCAATGTTTTCTGTAGCTAAGAGCTTTGCTAAAATAGACTTTTGTGTATTAATCATCATTGTCTCCTTCCATTATCTATAATTATAACACAATTTTGCCTAATTGTAAAGGACTATTTTCACTTTTTTTGAATTTTTTTCAATTTATATTTCTCAGGGACAAGACCCCACCCTACAGTACGGTCCCAATCCCTTTGAGTATATTTTACTTCAAATTCGGCAGTGTCTTTACAAAGTCCATTATCATTGGAAAGATTGGCTCTAGTGCTTTTGCGCACGCCCTTGCTACTTGTGTGCATTCTTTTTGTGTCCCATTAGCTGTCCTCAGTTCTACAAAATGCGTCCATGATCTTAGTGTGCCATTCATATACATACGAGAAACAGTCATACCTTCCGGTAGAACAGCTCTTGCTTGTTCTTTAGCAACACCATTCTCAATGGCCCAATCATAAGCGCTTCTTGCTGCGTTTTCAACACCAGCCTGTCTTCTATTCCATTCAGTTACAAGTTCTTGTTGGGATGCATTTAGTTGAATGGCAGGATCATTTTCAATTTCAATAGAGTTTTGTCTATTCTTCGGATCTTGAAGTCTACACTCACGTCTAGTAAATGCACCAGCTAATTCTTTATCTGGCTCAGCATACCTTTGCGAGAACTCTTGGAATGAAAATGAACGGTGTCTTAGTATTTGTCTTGCGATATCTCGTGTTGTAGTTATTTCTAAACAAGCACTGGCCATTTCGAGAGGAGACCAATGATTATTCTTTATAAGATACTGAACCAACTTGTCGGCTGTTTTCTTATTGTTTTGGTTGCCTGGATTAGATACCCTTGCGCAAAAAGCTACAAGGTCTTGTGTATCTTCTATTCCTTCGATCCTAAACGTTTCCGTCGGAACCGAGTGGCTAACTAGTCTTACTTGCATTATGCTACCTTTGAAAAATTGCGTTCTTTTGTGAATTCAATTTTAGACCTGAACTTACCGTCCAGCAAATCGCCTTTATGCGATATGACGAACACGTTACTATCATCCTCTAGGGTACCTAAAATCTTCATCAAATTATCAATACCATCGTGATCAAGTGAAGAATCAAATGTCTCATCCAAAATCAAAAGATTAGTGGATGTAGAATTTTTCATCTTGGCTATTTGACGCCAAGTAAACAATAACGAGAGATCAATACGCTGTTTCTCACCTTCGGAGAAAGAAGCATAATTAAAGGCATCACGATGTCTTGATTTAATAACCTCATTGAAGTTTTCATCAAGATTAAACGAAACGAAAAAATCCAGAACTTGCAGGTATTGGTTAACCAGCTTGTTCATTACAGGAAGATACTGCTTAATCACTTTGGTCTTAATACCAGTATCCTTAAGCATTTCAGCGGCAGCATCGGAGTAGCTTTTATCCTCCATCAGTTTGAGTTTGTTATCACCAATAGAATCACGTTGATTGAACAATTCATCCAGCTTAGTGTTTGCCTGTCCAAGGTCTCCTTCACTGCCTGTAAGTTTATTTATATCATTATGCAGTGTTTTGATAGTTTTTTGCAATCTTGTAATAGTATTATTATTGGTATGAATATGTTGCTGTTTGTCTCTGATTTCTTGTACAGTTTCATTTACATCATCAATATCATTCGATACACTAGTTGCTTCGGTAGCTACATCATCTAATGCCTCTTTTAATTTAACAGCTTTTGCTTTTGCCTCATTGATCTTTTTATCTCTAAGTACTTGACCAATTTCTTGTTCACAGGTTGGGCACTCTGCATTATCTTCATAGAACTTAGCATCCTTTACTGTACTTTGAACCTGTAGTTCAAATTGATGTTTATAGTTCATCAATGATTGCTTTTTATCATTTAGTTTCTTAACTAATCGTTCTGCCTCATCATTGTGTTCATCAATAAACGTTGATGCTTGCTGACATTCGGCTTGGAGGGTTTTGATTTCTTGCTCAGCCTCTTGTATAGCTCCTCTTTTGGAATCCACTTGACCTGTATTGATTTCTGTAATTTCCCTGATGTACTTTCTTTGCAGATCGATCTTCTCACGAGTGAGCTCCAAGTTATAGTTGGCATCTTTTATTTCCTCTTTCAATTTACTTAACTTGTCTTTTAGAATGTTATTCATCTTTGAGAATATATTAATGTCTAATAGATCTTCAATAACATCTCTTCTATTACCAGCATTTAACTGCATAAATGGTATGAATGATGAAGAACCAAGTACTACAATTTGATGAAACGATTTATGATTCAGCTTTAGAATATTTTGTTCTAGAAACTTTTGATAATCACGGGCATTAGATGCTTGATTAATCATATTACCATTTTGCCAAATCTCAAACTTCCCTGGATTGATACCACGAATAATCTTAAACTCATGTTGGCCTACACTAAATTCTACTTCAACAATAGAATGTTTCTTATTAATACTATTGACAAGTTGGTTCTTACTAATAGACCTATGTGGTTTACCAAATAATCCAAATGAAATAGCATCAAGCATAGTAGATTTGCCCGATCCATTTTGTCCTACAACCAATGTAGAAGGAGATCGATCTAGCTCAATTTTAGTTTCATTATTACCTGTGGATAGAAAGTTCTTCCACTTAACTGATTTAAACTTTATCATAACACCTCACTATTCTGAGCTTCCACATATAGACTCCTCATCAAACCTTTCATCCTTTCTTTATCTAGGTCAGTTTCTACTGCCTCGACATACGAATCCAATAACTCAGTAGTGTCTTCCACTGAGATACTATCATCTATTACATTGGTACCAACAAACTCATCGAATGTTTCAGCAATCTTAAGCTCATGGACATCTGTCTGCTGGATACGATCAATAAGCCTATCAAACATAAAATGATCAGTCTTATTGACAACTACCACTTTGACAAATTTGTCTATTAGTTCCTTTGTATCATATCTATTATAATCTATTTCGGTGTCATTGTAAAACACTTTTTTGAAAATAGTGTAATTAGATCTAATTGGTGTAAGCTCACGAGTATCTGTATCAATAACATGAAAATACTTTGGATCACCAGCATCAGCCCATGTAAATTCAAATTGTGAACCAAGATAATGAATATTGTCTTGATGCGACCTAGTATGAAAGTGTCCACTCATAACTAATTCAAATCGTTTAAATGGTTCTTTATCCATACCATGTGTATTAGTTACACCACGCATCATTTCAAAACCTTGTAATTCTAAATGAGCACCAACCCATTGAGCATCACATGTTTTTAAGAACTTCATAGTATCTGCATAGTTCTCATTATTAATCCAAGGGATACATGCAATCTTAAGGCCATTATAGTCTTGTACCTTTGGTTGCATCATAATATTAACATTTGATGTATAATATCCAAGCAACTCTTTTAATGAGCATAGGTCATTCGTATTCTTAAAGAATACATCATGGTTGCCAGGAATAATGTCCATAGTGATACCCGCTTCTTTCATCGGGTCAAGGAACATTTTTCGACTTTGATTAAGTGCTTTGAAATTGACAAATTTACGGTGATCGTAAAAGTCACCTAGGTGTAGGATTTGTGTAATCCCGTTTTCTTTTAAATATGGAAAGAATTGTTCATCATAAAATCTCCTTTGATATTCTAAAAAAATGTCTGAACTATTTCTGATACCAGCATGGGTATCATTCAAGACTGCAATCTTCATGTATACTAGGCTCCCATAAAGAGTTCAAGCGCTTTGGGTTTACTTGGCTTGCTCTTTTTCTTTTCCTCTTTGGCAAATTCTTTCAGTGTGGCATCATTTTGTCTTACCACTGAGATTCGATCTTTTAGTTGATCCACAAAAGCTCTTGTCTGTGAATCGGCTGCGGTACCTTCTCCATCCAATTGGAATACGAAGTCTTCTATACCAGCCTTTTCTATATATTTGAATTTAATGTCTTGCTGTTTCTTTTCTTTTGCCAATCGTCTAAGAAAGGCATAATAGCATATTTGAGTGAAATAAGCAAAAGCATTTGGATTTCCTGTTCTTGTCTGTGCATCAATATTGTAATTAGTAATAGCCTTGAGGCAGTTCTCTACAGCATCCATGACCATTTCTTCGCGATATGTGTAACGAATAAAGTTGGCTTTGTGAGACAAACCCTGCGCAATCTTCAAAAAGCATTGTGCAATATAGTCTGGTACTACTGGTAGTTGCTTACCCTCAGCTTCTGCGGCTTTCACAGTTTTAACGTAATCAACAACTGACTGTGAAAACTGCTTGTTGTTGACGTAATGTGGTTTTTGTTTAGGTTTCATGATGAAAGGTTTCCCGACTCCTCTTTAGGTCTATTCCATGGCCATAGGCCAGTTTGGTAACAATTGATAAGGTTATCAACAATGATGTTATATTGTGATAGTGATCCCTTGTGTAGATTTAGATAAGAGATCCGATCCTGATCATTTGTTAAAGATTGAAAGTTATCATAATGTGATTGTTTATCCATAAGTTCTCCTTTTTCCATTATGCTTCTATTCTATCATAGTTTTCTGCATTTGTAAAGGAAAAAAATATTGATTTCATTGAAAAAAACAGTTTACAACTGACCAAAAGTATGTTATAATAATAGAGTAGGTTGAGAGAGGGGGGTATACTATATTTAGTGATACCAGTTCTTCTTTAATATATCTGCAACAAACTCTTCTATTTGCTCTTCTGTTACTAACTCGTCTTCGGGATCTTCTAATTGGTTTTGATCATACTTCTGTCTGATTTCTAAAGACATTCGAATATATCTTTCTTTCATCTCGTCTTCAGCAAATGCAGTCGAAACCACATGAATTTCATTTAAGATAACTGGCTCTCTTGTCTTACCAAGAGGTTGCCAATCGCTGAAAGCAAAAGCATGACCAATACCTTTACCTAACCTTTTATGAACTTGCAATGGAGACTCTAGACTTAGGTAACCGTTTTCATCTTTGGATACAAGAGAAATAACCTCTTCTCCAGATGTTAGTTTAAACACTCTAATGTCTATATCGTCTAAATTGTAGCTCATGGCAATGGTATCTCGACTATGTTAAATTTAAACTGTTCTTTACTATATATCTTTATTCTTTCCGCCGCATGCTGTAAAGTGTAGTTTTTAGACGATTTCCAATGGAGATCATCGGCAATATCGTATAGTGTTGTATTCTTTCCATCGTCAGATTTACGTAATCCCCGCCCAATCGACTGTAACACTTTAATCTGACTTTTCGAGGGAGAAGCGAAAACAATATT